GGACGGCGTGGCCGCGAGGAACGTAGGCACGAGCGAAACCGCCACGGGTGCTTACTCGAGGACGTGGTTGTGCGACAGGATCACCCGGTATCGCAAGTCTTGCTGCTGCTGGTGCCATTCGTAGTCTCTCGTCCGAGATGCGTTCTCCGACTCGTTACGCCGGGCCTCGAGGTGCCTCTCCCAATACGCTCGCGCCTTCTCGGCCACCATCGGTGCCAGCCGCAGCGACTCGCGGCTTGCACGGTCTTCGTCCGGCGTCGGTGCCAAGTCCGCTTTGAGCACCGGCAGCAGGTCGAGGTACTCAACCACCTGGTTGATCGTGCGGTATTGCACGCCGTAGTGCTCGGCCAACTCTAGCCGGGTCCAACCCATGTTCCACAGCTCAAGAAAGTTACTCTCGGCAATCCGTCTCACCTGCACGTTCATGCGTCAATCAACTCTCCAGGGATCATTTCTCGAATCTGCTGCAAGAGCCGCGACGTTTCTTCGCTCACGTCGCCGTGCTTGATAGCACCACGGCAGTGCTGGTCGACATGCCACAGCGTCTGTATCGCAAGATCGCCAAGGATGGCACGACGGTACTCGTGCTCTTCGTCCGGCAGTGTGTATGTCAGTGTCGCCGTTGGCATCGTGGCCTCGCGTATGGGCTGCGCTCTCCGCGTCGGATCGCGTCGAATGACTTCTGTTTAATCTGCTTGGCAAGTGCCGCGACGCTTGGAGCCAGAGCCAGCGTCGACTGGCTCAGCTGCTCCTCCTTGTCGCTCGGTGCTACCACGAGTAGACCGACGTTCTCCGGTGCCGGTGTCAGCCGGCCAAGTTGTCTCGCAGCCTTGCGAACTGCGCCACGACTGCACTCCATGCGTCTTGCAATCTCGTGTACAGACACACCGCTGCGGACAAGAAGACAAAACCCATCACGCTCAATAAGTGGCTGACCCACGACTGCTCCCTTCGTGCTTCGAGTTCTTCGAGCCTATGACTCAGCCGCAGACAGCGACGGCCGAGACGGTTGATACGTGCGCCGGCTTGCTCAAGCAGCCAACGCGTGTCGTCGTCTATCTCGTCACGCCACGCGTGATCGAGGCAAAGGTCAGCGAGTTCGTCATTCGTGTTCGCCATCGCCGGCCTCCACTGGTCGCAGAGTCCGCGACTGGTGCGGCTCCCAGGTCAGGTAGCCCTTTTTGCGAAGTGCCATCAGGTGGCACGTCACGCCGTGAGGCGAGCGAATGCCAAACTCGGCCATGATCTCGCGGACAGTCACGCAGTAGCCGTGCTGCTCGCGAAAGTTCGTGATGTAGTCCAACATGCGGCGTTGACGCCTGGTCAACACGGGGCGGTTGATAAGGTAAAGGCTCATTGCTTCTCCTCGTGCAGTTTCAGTGAAGCGGCCACGGCGGCGACTTCGCGGGGACGGCGGTAATCGGTCGGCTGGTACTTGTCGAGCCAACGCTCAGGCGGCGGCTTATCGTCAGGCCGGTTGCCACGCTCACGGCGACTGCCGCCGCCGTCTTGGCAACGGCTAAGCCACGAGACGAGAAACTTTCGCCAGTTCTTTCGTTTGGCTCGGGTCGGGTTTGCCTTGAGCCAGGCGGTGGCCTTCGCCAGCTCTTGGCCGATGTCCGCAGCGGGATACGCGTCACGCCATTCGCCGCGATCCGCGTCTGTGATTCCTTGCCAGCCAGAATCCAAATCCCAAGAAATCGAAGCGGTCGCCGTCGAGCGTGTCCGCTTCTGCGGCTCGCTCGTCGGAACCTGCGCAGCAGGTTTTAATTCTTCTCTTCTCTCCTCTCCTCTCCTCTCCTCTGGTCCGGTTTTTTCTGGACATTTTTCGGACAAAACCCGGACATCGCAGTTTTTCTCGCGTTCTAGCGACTTTCTGCGGTTGTCGTGCAGCCGTGCTTTTGCACTTTTGCTGAAACGTTTGTCCCAACCTGTGATGGTCATGTGACCACCGTCGAAGCTCACCCAACCGACTTGCTCAACAGCAAGCCAGAAGGTTTCGTCGCCGCCGGCCACAGCACGCAAACGTGCTGGTGTGCAGCGGATCGAGCCGTCGGCCGTGTTCATCGACGCCCAGGACCACAACTGAATCAGACGGTAGACGACGGCCTCAACAGGCTCGCCAGTCACGTCGACCAGCTCAAGCACCTCGGGCTTTGTTCCAAGGTTGCAGTCAATGGGAATCCATTCACCGGCCATTTACATGCTCACTCTTGCAACTGACATAGTTCCGCCAAATGTCTCGTAAATCTTGGCCCACACTTCGCGGCGTGGGACGAACACGCATTCGCTGTGGTAATGCGAGCCATTCAGCCTAGGTGTGCGCTGTCGAGCTACTTTGTATCGCTCTCGCCACTCTTCCCAGTTGTCTTGGCACGCTTTGCACAGCATTGGAAATGGAACAAGACAGTACCGTCCTGTGTCTTTCCAAAGCCACAAAACGTAATCGCATTTTTTTGATTGATCTCTGCTCCATCCAACCTTTTGCGTTTCAACAACAGAAAAGGTCTCGATTGCCAAATCGTCTTTTTCTGTGTCCCGTGCAGACCAGTCGATTTCACGAATCTTTGCGTCTACTGCTAGGTGGCGGCCGCCGCACATTTCCAACCACCAATCGACGCCAAGCCTGTCGTTACACTTTGCTGCCTTGTGCGTCTCAACTGCACCTGGCACACATTGCAACAAGACATCACGAACGTCTATCGATTCAGCATGACCGCTTGACATTACAAGCCGTTCATCAAAATCGTACTCACGCGGCTCCATGAGATTGCTCCCCCCACGTAATCCAGCCGTCGCGGCTAGATCGCGAAAACATTTCGATGTACGGGCCTGGACTGCACGACTCAACAAGATCAAGAAACGTGGCCGGCTTGCTGCTATGTCCGCCGGTTCCACGGTCGGCAATAAACGCCGTGCCAACGTCCTTACGTTTCAACGGCTGGCTACCCTTAACGCCAAACAATACGTGTTCAGTCTGGCCGCGAAAGTAGTTGCCCATCCCAAAGTGTGGCTTCACCCAGGTGATCGCCGTGATGTACCGAAAGCCCCACGCCTCTAGCAGCCGAAAGCCCTTCGAAAGTGAGCGGTTGGTGATCCACAGGTAAATGTGGCAGTCATCGTCGGCCAGGCCGCCCACGTCGAGCTGCTCAAGCTGCTCAATCGTCATCGTGCTGTAATCAGGACGTGCGCGGCCAAGCTGGTCCTGGTCGCCCTCGTCTCCCCAATCCCAAGGTGGGTCGATCACGATGGTCGCAAACTTAGCGTCGGCGACAGCCGCAGCCTTTTCTGGCTCAGGCACGGCCGCAATCTTCTTGCGGTTCTCTTCGCGTCTGGCTTCGCGGGCCTTTTCCTTTAGCTCGCGCTTCACTTGGATAACGGGCCGTCGCTCTCCTACCGCCTGCTTAAGTTCCGGAGTCTTATCGACCTCTTCGGCAAACTTGCCGGCACGTCGGACGGTCGCAGATCCAACGCCGTGCTCGGCGGCGAGCTTGTCAGCGGTCTTTGCAGAGTGATCATTTTGATCACTCTGCGTGTGCTGATTTGACCCAGTTCCGCCCTGCGCTCTCTTCGCCCGGTTGTATCGCCGCCCCAGTAGCAGCGTGAACGCGTCAGCCGTTAGGTTACGCCGTCCAAGCTGATTCTTGTCGATCCAGTCTTCGGCCTCTTCTCGGCTGGAAAACCGCATTTCATGCACATCGAAAGGCAGTCCAAGCCGCGTGCAAATCTCGTAGCGGTTGTGCCCATCAAGCAGCGTTAGCGTGCCATCGCAGGCCCACACTACAAGCGGGTCGCGTGCGCCGCCATGCTCGACAATGTTATCTTCGAGCTGTTGCCGTTCTTCTGCAGACAGCGGCGGAATCAGTGCGGCAAACTTAGCGTCTATTACGATGTCGTCTGCTATCTGTGGCATTCATGCCTCCGTGCGTTGTTTCGTTCCTGCTGCTACCCTGCCACGTTCGTCAAGTGTTTCAGCCGCGTAACGTGCGGCATCCGGTCGAGTCAGCCGTGGTAGGATGATGCCCAGCCCTCGACAGCCGGGTATACCTCGCGTCG